GGATTGGCATCACCTGACGCAGCCGACGCGCTGGCGGTGACCTTTGCATATCCTGTAGCGCACCGTGAGTACGTTGAACGGCCCCGTACTATTACGATGAATCGTGACGCAATGGCCGGATCTTGGATGGGTGCATAATGCTCAAGAAGTCTACTAGCGCAAAAGCCTTTAAAGAAAACATTAAAACTGAAGTAAAGGCTGGCAAGCCGGTCAAACAAGCAGTTGCAATTGCATACGCAACCAAACGAGCGGCGGCAAAAAAATGAAGAAGGGTCTCTACGCTAATATTCACGCGAAGCAGGAACGTATTAAAGCCGGTTCTGGCGAGAAGATGCGTAAACCCGGAACTCCCGGAGCGCCAACAGCCAAAGACTTTAAAGAGTCTGCAAAGACGGCGAAGAAGAAGTGAAGAAAGTTTCCCTGTCAGTCGGGCGTGGTGAGAAGTTGCCGGTTAGCAAGGGTGCTGGACTGACCGAGAAAGGGCGTGAGAAGTACAATCGGGAAACTGGTAGTAATTTGAAAGCACCAGCGCCCAATCCAAAGACAGAAGCGGATAAGGGTAGAAAGTCTAGCTTTTGCGCTAGAATGGAAGGGGTTGTAGCCCACGCCAAAGGCGATGCCGAGCGGGCCAAGGCGTCACTTAAACGCTGGAAGTGTTGATGGCTGATTACACCGGGATTAACGCTGTTGGCAACGTCGCACTGGGTGGCAAACCACTCAAGAGCGATTCGGATGTGCTGTCAACGGCGCGGGATCGCCTGTCAATGGCCATCTCGGCGTATTCGGAAAGTCGAGAGGATGAGCTAGACGACCTGCGTTTTTATGCAGGTTCACCTGATAACCAGTGGCAGTGGCCCGCCGATGTGCTGGCGACCCGTGGTGCGGTGCAAGGTCAGACGATTAACGCGCGGCCATGCTTGACGATTAACAAACTGCCGCAGCACGTTCACCAGATTACGAACGATCAGCGCCAGAACCGGCCTAGCGTTAAGGTCATTCCGGTAGATGACAACGCTGACGTTGAGGTTGCCGAGATTTTCAACGGCATGATTCGGCATATCGAGTACATCTCGGATGCGGATGTTGCCTACGATACGGCTTGTGAGAACCAAGTCGCCTACGGCGAGGGTTATATCCGGATTCTGACCGAGTATTGCGACGACGATACGTTTGACCAAGACATCAAGATTGCGCGGGTCCGCAATAGTTTCTCGGTTTACATGGACCCGTTGATTCAAGACCCCTGCGGCAGTGATGCCGAGTGGTGTTTTATCACGGAAGACTTGTCTAAGGCCGAATACGCGCGGTTGTTTCCTAACGCATCGCCACTCTCTACGCTAGAGACGCTGGGCGTAGGGGATCAGAACCTGAGTCAGTGGTTAAATACCGATACTATTAGGATTGCTGAGTATTTTTATTGCGAATACGACACGCAGACGTTGAATTTGTATCCCGGCAACGTGACTGCGTTTCAAGGAACGCCGGAAGACAAAGAGTTGCGGGCGGTTTACGGCAAGCCGAAGAAGTCGCGCCAAGCGGATCGCAAGAAGATTTGCTGGACAAAAATTAACGGCTACGAAATTCTTGAAAAGCAGGAATGGGCCGGTAGTTGCATCCCTGTTGTGCGGGTGATCGGCAACGAATACGAGGTTGAGGGCCGCATTTACATCAGTGGGCTGGTGCGTAACGCCAAAGATGCCCAACGGATGTACAACTATTGGACTAGCCAAGAGGCAGAGATGCTTGCTCTGGCCCCAAAGGCCCCGTTTATTGGTTACGGCGGGCAATTTGAGGGGTATGAGACCCAGTGGAAGACCGCAAACACAAATAATTGGCCGTATTTGGAGGTCAACCCGGATGTAACGGACGGTCAGGGCGCAATATTGCCGCTGCCCCAACGGGCGCAGCCGCCTATGGCGTCATCTGGCCTGTTGCAAGCTAAAGTTGGTGCATCGGAAGACATTAAATCTGCAACGGGGCAGTACAACGCCTCGTTGGGCATGACATCTAACGAGCGTTCTGGCAGGGCAATTCTTGCTCGCCAGCGTGAGGGTGATGTTGGTACTTACCATTATCAGGACAACTTAGCACGGGCTGTTCGGTACGTTGGTCGGCAGTTGGTGGACATGATCCCCAAGATTTACGATACGCAGCGCATCGCCCGCATTATCGGGATTGATGGCGAGACGAAGATGGTCAAGATTGACCCAATGCAAGCCGAGCCAGTGCGTAAGATCCAGAATCAAGAGGGTATTGTGATCGACAAGATCTACAACCCGTCTGTTGGTAAGTATGACGTAGTGGTTGCAACGGGTCCGGGTTACGCTACCAAGCGCCAGGAAGCACTTGAGGCGATGGCGCAGCTACTGCAAGGTAACCCGCAGTTGTGGGCGGTCGCTGGTGACTTGTTTGTTAAGAACATGGATTGGCCTGGGGCGCAGGAAATGGCAAAGCGGTTTGCCAAGACGATTGACCCCAAGCTTATGGGTGATGCCGAGGATAATCCGGCTCTGCAAGCTGCCAACCAGCAGATGCAAGCGATGGCGGCAGAGTTGGATCAACTGCACCAGATGTTGCAAAATGTCGGCAAGTCGATGGAAGCGCAGGACATGGAGCGCAAAGACTTTGAGGCGCAGATTAAGGCTTATCAGGCTGAGACGCAGCGCATTAGCGCCGTGCAGGCTGGTATGACTGAAGAACAGATCCAAGACATTGCGATGGGCGTGGTTGCTGCGGCTATGGAGTCGCAGAGTTTGATGAACCAAATGCCTGAAATGCGTGAGGAATCCATGCCGATGGAAATGACACCGGAAGGGATGATGCAATGAAATGCGCGGATTTTGTAGGCTTATTGTTCTTGGCGCGGGACGTAGCGCATTCCGTTCATTTAAATACACGCAGCTATAGCAAACACAAGGCGCTAGGTCATTTTTACGAACTTATTGTTGAAGCGGCAGATGACTTTGCCGAAGCGTACCAGGGTCGGCATGGGTTGATCGGGCCGATTACGTTGATGACTGCCAAGAAAACGACTAATATCGTGGAATTCTTGGAAGAGCAGTTGAAAGAAATCGAAGGTTGTCGGTACGAAATTGTTGACAAGACGGATATGTCTTTGCAGCAACTTATTGATAACATTATAGAAATTTACCTTCGCGCCTTATACCGTCTGAGGTTCTTAGCATGACAATTACTGTAACCCATTCAACGCCAGCAGACGGTTCGTTTAGCGCCACGGGCGCGACTGCGTGGAATGCTACGCATTCGTTTACTGGTACTCTAGATGTTGCAAACGGTGGTACTAACGCAAGCGCAGCCGGTATAACAGCATTCAACAACATCACGGGCTATGCGGCTGCTGGCGCTACTGGAACGACCAGTACTAACTTGGTGTTTTCAACACAGCCGACGCTGACTAACCCAACAATCACAAACTACACCGAGACCAACTTCACGGCAACGGTGACGGGTAATGCGATCACATTGTCGTTGACGAACGGAACCTTCCAGACGATTACGACGATGGTCGGGGCGAATGCGATTACTTTGCCTTCCCCCGCTGCGGGTAAGTCACTGACGGTTCAAGTGGTGTACGCCTCAACTCCGACTAGCCTGACCTTTACATCGCCATCTGGAACGCTCAAGTATCCGGGCGGCACGACCCCAACGGCCACCTTGACGAATACCAAGGTTGACATTTACGCATTCATTTCGGACGGCACTAACTGGTACGGCGTCCAATCCGGGGCAAATTTCTGATGCTGTCCACTAGCAAAGCTCTATTTCGTAATCCTACTGGCGGTGGTTTTGGCCCAACCGACCCTTCTTTTGCCTATGTCCCGCTGCTGCTAAACACAACCAGCACGAATGGGCAGCAGAACAACACGTTCTTAGATTCTTCGACAAACAACTTTACCATCACCCGCAACGGCACACCGACGCAGGGTTCAATCACTCCGTATTGGCCGAATGGGCAGTGGAGTAATTATTTTGGAAGCTCGGGAAATTATCTAACCGGCACTAGCAGTTCTGCTATGGCAATGGGGGCCGGGGATTTTACCGTTGAGTGTTGGTTAAATTTATCTGCGGTAACGGTTAATTTTGGGGTGGTTCTTGAACTTCGTGCTAGTTCGGCAACAACAACTGGATTTGTAATAAATTTAGGTCCATCCGGCGGTGGCTACATATTAAATTTTTACACTAGCGGAGCCGGAAACGCTGGTTCTATAGTGATGCCATTTAACGCATGGAATCATATTGCGGTTGTCAGAAGCTCCGGTGTAATTAAACTATATTCAAATGGAGCCGTTGCCGCTTCATTTTCTAATTCCAACACATATTCTGATACACCATCCCCAACAATAGCGTTTTCATCCCTATATGGTGCGTCAGCATCTGACATTACGGGGTATGTCTCTAACCTTCGTGTGGTCAAAGGCACGGCGGTCTACACCAGCGCGTTTACGCCACCAACAACCCCGCTCACCGCAATCACCAACACTTCGCTGCTGACTTGCCAAAGCAACAGGTTCAGAGACAATAGCACCAACAACTTCACTATTACCCCCACCGGCTCCCCAACCGCCCAAGCATTCCAGCCGTTTCCCCCAACGGCATCGTACACCACTGCGCTGTATGGTGGGAGCGGGTACTTTAATGGTAGTACGGATTATTTGACAGCACCATCTGACCCAGCATTTGCATTTGGCACGGGTGATTTTACGATTGAATGCTGGGTAAATACGCCTATTGTTAATGCAAACAACGATGTGCTTATCGAGTTGAGATCATCTGGCGCAACAAGCACAGGTTTTGTGTTTAACATGAATCCGACTGGTGTAGGGTATCAGTTAAATTTCTATACTGACGGCGGTTCTAATTTAGGCTCAACTGTTCTTAACTATAATGTCTGGAACCATGTTGCTGTTACTAGAAGCGGAACAACAGTTCGGTTATTTTCTAATGGCGTGGTAAGTGCAACATTTACAAAAGCAAATAATTTTTCTGACACGCCAGTACCACGGATAGGAAGTTCCCCTTTGTACAGCCCGTCTAGTGTCAACGGGTATATTTCTAATTTTCGTGTTGTCAAAGGCACCGCCGTCTACACCGGAGCATTCACCCCGCCCACCTCACCAGTAACGGCAATCACAAACACCAGTCTCCTGCTCAACCTGACCAACGCAGGAATCTACGACGCTACAACGCAGAACGTAGTTTCGACGGTTGGTGATGCTCAGGTTAGCTCGACGATTACCCCGCAATGGGGAACTACGAGCATGAAGTTTGATGGCACTGGAGACTGGTTGTATATGCCATCTAGAAGTGCTAACTCAATAGGAAATTCAAATTTTACAATTGAATGTTGGATTAATATTTCTTCTTTTGGTATTGGCAATAACCCCGTATACGAATCTAGGTCTGTTCAAAGTGGTTCGGACGGCTTTACTATAAATGCAGTAAGTGCTATAACAATTCAAATATTTTCGTCAAGTTCTTTGATTTTAGCAACAGTTCCTAATTATTCTGGGGTTTGGACATATATTGCAGTTGTTCGCTCTGGTGCTACCACTACTCTTTACGTCAACGGAAGTTCTGTTGGAACCACAACTGGGCTTGGGAATTTAACCAATACAGACCTTATTGTTGGCGGTGGTAGGTATAGCACTGGATCAACAATTAGTGCTTCTTTTAACGGATATATCCAAGACTTCCGCATAACTAACGGCGTCGCTCGCACCATTGCAACGCCAACAGCACCATTTCCAACGAGGTAACCATGCAAATCGCTAACCAAGACCTTATCATCAAAGACCATACTGAGTGGTTTCCCAACACATCTTTTGGTGAGCGTGGCCCGTCTGTGGATTGGATCAAGTCCGAGGGCTATTATGTCATCACGGTGTGGAAACCCTACGACCACGCAACAGAGAAGCTAGTGTCTGCGGCTCCTCATATGTATGACGGGATGTGCTGTCTAGTTGACGTAGAGCCACTTACCCAAGAGGAGCTTGACCAGCGCGTAGTGACACAGTGGCAGGTGATCCGTACTCAGCGCAACCAGATGCTCAAGGATAGCGACTGGACGCAGGTATTGGACTCACCGGTTGACAAGGCAGCATGGGCAACATACCGACAGGCGTTGCGTGATATTCCGACTCAGGCGGATCCATTCAATATCACGTGGCCGACATGAACTCTTTTTTTGGCGGCGCGTTTTTTGCCGGGAATTTTTTTCAATCTGTGGTTGTCGGCGCAGAACAATTGCTGATTAAACTTCGGTCATTTACCGAAAGACGGAGATTTTGATGGCTATTAATCTCAAAGCGATTACCTCAGTAATGGGGTATCAGCAGATCACAAGTTTGAGTTCTGCTACCAAACTAACCGTACCGGCTCGTAATTTGAGCGGCTTGGTGGGTACTCCTCGGATTGCAATTATTACGCCTGAAACGCAAAACGTGCGTTGGCGTGATGATGGTGTTGCTCCGACAGCAAGCGTCGGAATGCCTTTGGCTGCTGGAGTTACGTTGCAGTATGACGGTGATCTATCGCAGATCCAGTTCATTGAGCAAACTGCTGGTGCCAAACTAAACATTAGTTACTATTCTTAATAAAGTTGCTGCACTTACAGCGTAGGACTCAATATGCCCGCAGTATCGCTTTCAGCCTTTGGCGGCGTTGGTGCTCAGTTTTTTGACAACAATGGTGTCATTTTAACTGGGGGCAAGATTTACACATACGAGGCTGGTACAACAACACCTCTAGCCACATATACATCATCGTCTGGCAGCACTGCACACACTAACCCAATCATTTTGAATTCTGCTGGGCGTGTGCCTAGTGGAGGCGAGATTTGGATTGCTCTGCGGCTTTACAAGTTTGTGCTTGAAACCGGCACTGGTGTTTTAATTGCCTCATACGACAATGTGGGCAGCAGCTTTAACGCCACTGCAATCATTGCAAATTTTACAGGTAATGGGTCTACGGTTAATTTTACGTTGGCAAGTGCTCCTGCCGCTGGCGAGAACGCAACTAACGTATACATCAACGGCGTGTATCAGCAGAAAAACACGTACAGCCTTGCTGGCGCTGTAATCACATTCTCTCAAGCGCCTCCAGTTACTTCATCCATTGAAGTTAACTACGTTTAAGGAACAACAATATGTCTGTTTACGGGCAAATTTTATACAACGTCTAAGAATACGGAAAAAATATGCCATTGACTAAAGTTTCTTATTCGATGATCACTGGCACGGTTGCCAATGTTTTTGATTTCATGACTGCTGCTCAAATAGCAGATGTGCAAGCAAGAACATACACACTGGATGTGTCAGCCGCAATTACCGCCGCGATGGCATCGGGCAATAAGACAATCATATTTCCCGATGGCGGCTATCGCGTAAACAGTGGTTTTACCATCACCACCAGCACTCCAGCCCGTCAATTTATTGGCGAAGGTCAGCCAACCATTAAATTGTTTACGGCTGTTCAGGAGTCAATTTTTGAAGTTCAAGTTGGCAATCAATTTGTATATTTTAAAAATTTGCGCCTTGATTCAAATGGAACAAAAAACGATGGGCTACAAACCTATGGTATTTTGACAACCAATTTATCGTATTCTCAATTTGATGATATTCGTGCGACAAATTTCAGCGGTGCTGGCATGGAACACCGCCAATGCGTGTATTTAATTATCAACAACTATACTTGCAACGAGTGTATTTATGGTTTAAGTTTTCAGTTACATCTTGGAGTGCAGTGTACGGCTGTAACAGTTAATAGTGCGTACATTTCAGGATGTTTGCGAGGATTAACGCAAACTGGCGCTGTTGCCATGCAATATAACCAAGTTATTTTGGAATATTGTGGCAGCACGACTACAAGTGATGCAGCGTTTCATTTGGCTGGCGGTCAATGCCAAGCAAATTATTTGTATTGCGAAGCTAATAACCGAAACATCATAATAAATGATGCGCAGGCTGACTATATTGGTAAATACATTTTTACCGCAACTGCAGCAGACATAATTACATACTCTGGAACGGCATTCGATCAACGTGGCGTTGTTCAAGTATTGCCCTATGAGATTCAAACGCCACGATTAAAACCTGATTCATTGACAAGCCGAGATTTAACCATTGGGACAAATTTGGTTGCGCCTATTGCTGGCGGTTCTGTTAAGTGGGGTGAAACAACTACTGTCCGTGTTGTGGGTGCTGTTCCAAGCGCCACATGGACAACGGTATACACCGTCAGTGGACAAAGTGGCGATGGTGCTGCTCGTAAGGGATACCGCTATGCAGTATATGCAGGCCGTGCAGACTTGACAACTGGATACGACACTGGCGTCATTCTCAATGGCGTGATTTATAGCGACAGTGGTGCCATTCCTGCATGGCTTCGAATCAGCGGCAACGATGTTCAGTTGAATATCACCAATGCAACCTATGGTCTTGACTATGGTTTGTCGTTGATAATTACAAACGGCATTGGCGCACCTTAAACAATTGAAAGGAAATCAATCATGGCACTCTCTAAAACAATCAAAACTGAATCTGGCATTACAGTTGAAAATGCTTATCATCGTGTTCGTGAAGTAAAAATTCAGGGCACAAACTATCTGCATTTTAAAGTGAAATCATTTGCTGATAAATCTCAAGGGCGGCCTTTTAGCGAATCAGAACATGGTTGTGATTATGATTTAGAAGGCGATAATCCTTTGGCTCAAGCATACATATACATCAAAACACTTCCTGAATTTGCTAACTCTATTGACTGTTAATCAGTACCAGTTCGCTCAACTGGAAACCTTAATGTTTGACTGGATAGTCAGGCTGGAAACAAGGAAATATCATGTTAGAAAAACAAATCATTGTCGATCTTATTGAAGTTGTTGAAAACGGCTGCATTCAAGTTCGCACCAAGACCGTCATCAAAGAAGATGGCGTTGAAATCAGCAGCAAGTTTCACCGTCATGTTGTCGCCCCCGGCGACGACTACAGCAAGGAAGATGCCAAGGTGAAATCCATTTGTGCGGCCCTGCACACTACTGAAGTTGTTGAAGCCTATAAACTTGCACAAATTAACAAAATCCTTGCATAATACTGTACCGGCCCAGCAGACCGGGGAATCTCAGGATTCAAAATGTCCGAAGAAGTAGTAGCGACTGAAGCGGAAGTAGCGCCCGCGCCGGAACTGGAAGCCACGGCGGCCCCAGAACCTGTAGTAGATACGCCGGAAGTTGCGCCCAAGACCTTCTCGCAAGAGGAACTTGATGC